TCAATCTCGCTGGAGCTATTGCACAAGTACAGCCTGGATGAATGTCTCCTTCTGGATTTGGGAACTCTTGGGTTACTGGGATAACACCCGCAGCAGCATTGGCTAGACAATACTCACAGTTACCCTCTGCACCACCAGCACCTAATATCCACTCCTTACCATCTATGCCCATATCCACCATCCTGTCATGGGAAGCGGTGAATAAGGCTTGCCTTGTCTCTGTCTTAGCTATTAACTCACTTCTATATTTACTCATATCAGCAAATGAGTTTCTAATGTCTCTAGCCAATCCAGGAACGCCTCTTTTATTCTCTATGCCTTGACTAATCACTCTGGCCAATCGTTCTTTGGTAGTATCATCCATCTGGGTTACTAGAATAGCTCCTCGTTTCTTTGCCCAATCCACAGCTTGCGAAATAGGTGGCCCCTCGAATGAAATCGGGACACCACCTTTAGTCTTCCCCCAGGTTATCATCTCGGCAGTGCCTGATATGTTTATTTCCGCTATCTGCCCTGCTATATCAGCCTGAAGGGTATCATCAAAGGCAGCCAGTAAGGGATTAAGCGTATTCTCAATATCTTTCTCTAAAGGCACCTATCTCCACCACCTTTGGGCTGACCATTTTCCCAACCGACCAGCGACGAAGAACAAAATAACAATTCCGATTAAACTTATAATTGCTATAACCACCATTACTTACTCCTTTACATACCTATTATAAATCGCACTCAGTTTAGAGTACGGAAACGCCTTCTCCAACTTATCAAAGTATTTATTTAGCTCTTTTTCTAGCTTTCCTTTTAGCCTTTTGTTTTGGGGGCTGTTCGGGTTTGCTGGTATTGTCGTCTCCAGTATTTGAATCGTCTGGTTCAGTTCCGCTATTACTGTCATCTATCACCTCTGGTAACCCCAGTTCCGCCCTCATCTTTTTGCCTGCCTCACAATCACACAGTATCATTATTAGCCCGTGATTCTCTTCTGTAAACCCTTTGTCCTGACACTTCTCGCACATTTTTACTCCCTTTTATTGCCTTTGATAACCTAACTAGAGCATCATGCATCTGTTGCATTGTGGGATAACCGTCTTTTATTGTTTTAGCCCAACCTTCCATTGCTTACTCCTTTTTGTTTAAGACTTCCCGGAAAGCCTTTAACGCCTTGGCTAGTTTAATGTTAGGGTCACTCTCTTCTGCTTTACCAAGCTCATCCAATACCTCGGCAGGGTCGTTTACGCCTAAGGTCATTAGGGCTATCTGCTTGACATCATCGGAGGTACCAAGCTCAGGCATAACCTGAAGTATTGAGACAATGGCCTGTGCTGCCAATGCTACGTCTTCTGGTGCTATATTGGGGAAGTCCATATCAACATATTGCTTGTCTTCTGGGATTCCATTGTGAATAAAGACGACTTCGTTAATATCCTTATAAGTATCTTCCCATACTTTCTGATAGGATTGAAACATCTTCATCATCGGCAGTTCAACGGTCTTGGCTGTGGCTAGATTGCCGATTGATATATCACCGAAGTATTGCTCGGGAATACCCACGGCAGCAGCTATTTGGAGCTTGGTTAGACGTGCCCCAGCATAGGCGTTTTGTGCCCTTGCGTCTATCTTGAAGGAGGTGGTGTCCACCCCCATATTCTCTAGTAATGTTGAACCAGCAGCCACTTCCTTGCCTTCTGTTTTCGCCTTGATAGCATCTACCGCAGCCTGCCCGCCCTTTACCTTTGACCTTAACACAAACTTTCCCTGTGCTATATCTACAGCTATGTAACTAGATATTTGTTTAGTCAGGTACTTCATCCAGGTTAGGGCTGGTAAAAGTAACGGATTCCCTCTTTGACTAATCGTATTATAGGTTAAGTGATAAACTAAAGGTGCATCACTTCCCGCTTTAACTTCTTTCCCATCGGCATCCTTGGCCCCTTCGTTCTTAGGATTATTTACCGAAGGGTAGTATGCAGTGTGAGGTTTACCCTGAGCGTCAGACCACTCTCGTTTGTAAAACTTAACATTTTCTTTATCATCCGAATCGGTGATTATCTCGGTTATTTCCAACGGGTCAATCCACCTGATTCTGCTTTCTGGCCCCAAAAAGATAGCAAAGAATACCTCGCCATCAATTAACAGTTTATTGGATGACTTGCGTTGCCCTCTAGCCGATAATATATTCTGGTTAGCCTTGCTATCCCAAAAAGCCTTTCTTACTTTTTCAGTAGCATCCTCATCTGAGTGGGAGGTCATCCCAGTTCCGAATGTATAATCAGTCCACAATCTGATTGACTGCTTCCCCATAGGGTCTTTAGTGGAATAGAGACGGGATAGTTTGAGGTTCGTTATCCTCTCTGCACCTGAAATTACATCCCCATTGGCACCGCTTAGATTTATCCAGCCAGCATCTTCTAACGCAAGGTCTGCCGAAACACTAGCAGTAGCTTCCCTGATTAAAATATCAAGCTCATCTCTTGGTGCATTATCCCTTAAACGAGTTTCTTCTGTCATTTAATCTCCTGCTACTAGACACCCTGATAATAACTTGTTAGTTCCAACGCATCATCGCTAGTACCGCCATAGGTCACAGTCCAATATGGTTTCCACGGCTCATAAGTGGGCTTCTCACAGTAAGGCCAATATGGATAGTAAGGCTGCCACGGATATGGGTCATAATGCTTGTAATAACTCCGCTTTTCATTGTGAACACAGGTAGAACACTTTTGCTTGCCCTCGTCTATACACTTATCAGCATAGGGGCATTGTACCTTAATCTTAGTTGTCATTGTTCCCTCCTTTTATAGTTCCAACCCTCTTACTGCTTATCCAGTTTGATAATAATTGTGTGGTTTGAGTTTACCTGCCACTCTCCTAATCTATCAAGCACTTTTCTAGTATGGTTAATCTCATCAATATAGCCTTCCCCTATTCCGTGTCCACAACAAGCCGACTTTATATTTGGGATATAGCCTAAACAAGCATCATATCCTTCTGGGGTAGGCACTCTGCCACACCTTACGCAAGGTCGCCCAGTTGTTATAGGGCTTTTATCATCAGAGTATACCCACCTTCCATCAATGTATTCCGTCTCATGTCCCCGTTGATGAGATTTTGCTACCATAATACCCTCCTTTTATAATTCTAATCCCTTAACTGCTTCCATTGAATCGTAAATTATAATAGCTTCTTCGGGTTCAGGCTCTCCTAACATAAGTTCTGTTATTGCCCAAACAAGAGCATCAACACGATTAGGTGATTCCTTCGTTTCCCCAGGTATCCATTCGCACATCTCATCTTCAAGTTGGGGGAATTCACCAATATGATGCATCCTACCCTGTTCATATAGAGCAACTACGGGCTCCGCCCTTACCGCCTTACCCCTACTAGCATGAACGTGCTTATAGCTAGCATATTGGTTCCTGGACCTAGCTGCTTGTAGTATGGTATTCTCTACCATATCACCACCAAAGTTAGCCTCACCTACTATCCTGTCAGCCTTGTTGTGATTATATCCAGTAAGCACAGCCTCCGCCCACCCATCAGGAGAAGCGTGTAAACTTCGGTCTTCTAATACGAAGCCGTGTTCCTGACCATTCACATTAGCAAGACCGACTGTAACAATACCACATTCTGTTACACCGCCTGGAGGGTCAACCCCAACAACCACCCTAATCAAATCAGGATGTCCTACAGCCCTATTTTCATCAATAAGTGACCGACTCCATAGTGCATCGGGATTATCCTCTAAGACTTCACCAGCTAACTCCTGCCTGCCAAGCCTAGTCCCTTCGTATCTGTCTACTATATACTTCAAGAAAGCAGGTGCTAGATTAGCCTTGTTGTCTAGTGTATGCCCCCTGGTAACAGCCACCCTTTTGTCTTTTAATAGGTTCTTGATTATCTTAATAGGTCTAGGAGTTGTCGCAACAATCGCTTGCGGATTATCACCAGTCCTGAGACCAAGCATCAAATTATCCCACGTCTCTTGCGGATACTTGAACTTGCTTAATTCATCAACAGAAGCTTTGGCATGCTGCGGCCCCCTTAATTGGTCAGGCTCATCCCCTGAGTAGATAATCCCTATAACCCCATTAGGCCACGTTATACGTCTCTTTGATGGTTCATACTTAGGCCTGAACCAGGGAGGGCTTATATTCAAGATAGCCGAATCCCCTAGCTCAACCATCGTATCCCTAACATCCGCTTTGGTCTGACCTATCAAGGCAATGGGGCTGTAACCTTCACTTGCCCATTTAACAACAAGTTCATTGGCTGTACGGGTCTTGCCAAACCCACGGCCTGAAAGGATTAGCCATATATACCAATCCCAGCTAGGGGGAAGCTGTTTAGGTCTAGCCCAGAACCCCCAGTCATATAAAAGGGCTTCAGCTTCCTTCTGGCTTAGTTCCTGTATCGCCTTCTGCCTCTCCTGCTCTGAGAGACAAGCGGTTGAGTAAGCTAATGAGTTTTTCCTTTGGGTCTCCAACATTTATATTTAATGTCCTATTATCTATAGTTATATTCTCAGTGTATATCTTTTCCATCTTGTTTAACTCAGCTATTGCCTGGATATTAGATTGCCTGTTGATACCGAACTTGCTGTAATTATCTTCTCTCAAGAACTTTGTGAGTCTCTGCCTGCGTTCTTTAGCAGAGGCAATGGTTTCATCTTCCATCTTCTCAAGTAGCTCTTTGTGATATGCCTGAATCTTAACAGTTTTTAACAGC